CCAAGTGTATTTAACTTTTGCTGTATCATTGGCAAATCTTCTATGTACGTAGTTACTGCTATTTTCATATTAAACAATACCCAAGTTTATCAATACAAGTCAACAAAAGAATTTACTTTATTAAAATCATTATTAAAAAAATGTATTACATTATTGATTGCTTGAACACCAACTTCTTCTACACTCAACCTATCATATGATGATGTATGACATGTCAATACTACATTATCTGAGTCCAGTACATTGCTAGGAATATTTACAGTTGGTTCATTTGTAACAAGGAAATTATTTTCTAGTTTAAAATCAATATCATTTTCTACCGAAAGTAATTTTATAAAGATTGGAATTGTTGGTAATATAAATCTGTTTGTATATTGAAACACAGGAGTGCCAGATGCATCTAAATTTAATGATTGACGGAATATGGCAAAGTTCCAGTTGTGCATTCTTAGAACCTCTAAAAGAACCGTATCATAGCTTGCTTTGCATAGAGTGGCTTCTGGTGAAGTATCTGTATCAATGTTTATTAAAGCCTTAGCTCCTAATTTTCTTAATGCTTTATTACAAATAGAAGTTTTTGATACAGACATAATAAAAAAATTGAGGGGGATTTCTCCCCCTGCTTTGTTATAGGGTATATTTTACAATACCTGTTACAGTACCTGATGCAGTTCCAACTGTATTACCAGTCAAAACTATATCAACTAATTTGTGAGGGTCTTCTGTTAGTCCAGCTAACTCCCAAACCTCTTTACCAATATTAGCAATATCAATAGAACCTAATCCATCAATAGAGCCTGCCGAAGCTAAAGAAGTTGTACCAAGTAATGCATTAGCATCAATAGCTACACCCTCATCAATATCATAGAAGCCTAAGAAAAAATCTGTACCTCCTGTGATAGCATCGTTTTTAATGGTAATGTCTGTTAATACAGCATTAGACGGGATTCTGGCGATTCGATAAGTTGAAGTGTCATCGTCAGTTGCGTTAATTTCTAGGGTATCAATAGAAGTTCTAATAATACCTTTTGAAGTTTTAGCATTTGGCATAATCAAAGTATCTTGATCTAAGCCATCAAGGTTTATTGTTCCTTTTTTGTTTACAATAGCCATAATTTTATTTTATTTAAAGTTAATATTAAGATTCTGTGCAAGGAATACGAACGATTTTTTCGTCCTCTACTCTAGTCGCTCCAATGTCTAATTTGATATACATTGTTTTAGTGAATGATCTCTCGACATTTTCACCAACTTTCATTGTAATATCATTTGCCATTGCGAAGCCTAAAGCGTTTTCAGTATAAAGTAAAACATCTCTATCTCCATTTGAGTCAAGAAGTAATCTTTCTGATAAGATGAAGTTAATATTGTTCCATACACCGATAATGCCTTTATCTAGTACCGCACCCGTTGTAAAGTCCCTATTGATAATTTTATTATCATCTTCTAACTGTCTATGTTGTTTAGCTGTTAAAACACAATATAGCTTCTCATCTGGATCAACATCAGCCGATCTAATGATCTCACGACCATTAAGGATTCTATCAGCAGTTAAGCCAGAAGCAGGAGTTGGGACGACTTGAGAGCTAGGGAAGTTAACTGCAACATTACCATCTTTACCTTCAAATGCTTTACCAGTTGCGGCAGCGATAATTACATCATCTTTCTTCCTTTTGGCAGCATTTAATAATGCTTTCATATAATCACTTTCTAAACCAGAAATGGTCGATCTAGCGGTATCGAAATCATCAATAAATAAAGAGCCGTGAAAAGGTGCTGGTGTCATCTTTCTTCTTGAATGAATAGGATCTAAATAAGGAGTTTCTGGATTTCTACCAATCTTTTCTTCTAAGTTTAAAGAACCTAGTTTATGAAAAAAGAATTCTTCTGCTTTCACAGATTCTTTTCTTCTTACTGTTCCGTCTAAACGGACATTGTTTTGTTGTACAGCCTGGATAATATCGTCCTTAAACTGTTTTACATGAATTTGATTTTGAGTATTTGACATTGTTTGAGTCTTTGAAATTAATTAAATAACATTTAAATTGCGATTATTCGCATCTCAAATTGCTACCCATCAATTTTCAAAGACTCAAGAGCTACCTCTTACTTATATGGACAATCATCTTAAAAAGAAGAAAAGCTAGAAACTATCCCTAATGATTCTGCTGACTGATCTGCATAAGCAATAGGATATAATTTTGCAAGCTCTCTTTCTTTTGTATTAGGGTCTAAATCTTTAGACATTCTAAT